GTTCGCGTTTTCTCTCTCCCCGAGCGATCCAAAATTGTGCAGAAAAAAACAGAATAAAAAATGAAAACTTTAAAAAGTAGAAAATATAATGGGAACTATAAAAAAATAAGAGAAATTGTTTTGGCTCAAAAACCAAAATGTTTTTACTGCAAAAAGTCTGTCGCAACCACGCTAGACCATGAACCACCCATTGATTCCTTTCCGTCACCGGAACTTTGGGTGGGTTCATTGAGGCCAGCATGTTCAAGCTGTAACTATTCAAGGGGTGCAAAATATGGAAACGCAAAACGCAAAGCAATTAAAAATAGTCGCAAGTGGTAAGCCTAAAAAGAAACTAGGCCGGCACACTTCCGCTATGGTCAAATCATTGCAAGGCCGTAATGATATTGATGATGTTAAGCGTGAGATGTTATTAGGTTTAGCACGCGCCTGGGATCGTATTGAAGAATCCGGTAAAGGTGGCCATACCATTCCATCCATATCTAAAGAGTTGCGTGAAATATGGGATTCATGTGCATTACCTGATGAGGATGATATATTTGAATAAATCCTTATGTACGCCTAGATGGGCATCATTAAGAGATGAAGCAAGTGAAACAGATGGCGATAAATTAGCCCAGGTAGCAAACTTATTAGGCTTTGATTTGTTTGATTGGCAACGCTATGTAGCAGATGTAGGTTTAGAAAAAGATGCAACTGGGTTGTATAAGTACAGATCAGTATGCGCCCAGGTAGGTCGCCAAAATGGAAAAAGCAAACTTATTGAAACGCGCATTGCTTATGAGTTATTACAACCTAAGCGACATGTTGCCTATACCGCGCAGGATCGCAATATGGCTAAGAGTAAGTGGGAAGAACATTTACTAAGTTTTCAGATGTCGCCTAAGTTTGCTAAACGCATTGCCAGGGTATCAAGGGTTAATGGCAGTGAAAAGATATACATGCGTAATGGCTCAACTTATGGAATTGTTACGCCTAATGATAAAGGCGCACGCGGCCTTAGTTTAAATCTTATGGTTATTGATGAAGCATTAACCCATCCGCTATCACTTATAGCTAACTTACAGCCAACACTTGCAACCAAGCGCAATGGTCAATTATGGATTCTATCTAATGCCGGCAGGCCTGGAGAATCTGAGTTATTAGAGCATTACCGAGAGATAGGCCACCGCGAAATAGCCGAACCACAAAACAAACTGGCATGGTTTGAATGGTGTCCAGCATTAGATGATTTTGATTATATGGATCAAGAAGTGTGGTATCAGGCTATACCTTCATTGCATGAAGAAAAAGGCGTATTGCTAGATGCAGTAAAAGAAGCGGCGACAACTAACAGCCCTGAGATATTTACAAAGGAATGGTTGAATGTTTGGCCATCAAGGGATGCGGTACAGGTAATCAATACTGAATTGTGGGATTCTTTGGCTAGGACAGATATTGCAGTAGGCAATCAAATTGTCTTTGGTGTGGACATATCGCGTGAGCGCGACAAGGCTTCAATAGGTGCATCCGGTTTAGTAAGAGATTTTACGCCGGTTGAGTTAATTGAATGTAAAGAAGGCACATCATGGGTATTGCCACGCTTAGTTGAGTTATGCAAAAGATATAACACTAAGGTGGTAATTGATACTGGATCACCAGCGGCATCACTTATAGCCGAACTAGAAAAGGAAAACATAGGCGTTATGTCTATTCACTTGCGTGATTACGCTATGGCATGTGGTTCATTTTATGATGCGGTACAAGCTAAAACTATATGCCACTTAGATGATCCCAATTTAAAGACAGCTATCATGGGTTCAACTAAACGGCCATTGGGTGATTCCTGGGCATGGAATCGCCAAAGTACAACTAACATCACTCCACTAGTAGCGGTTACGCTGGCACGCTATGGTGTGGTAACAAAAATAGAAGATCAGCCGGTTGCAAGGAGTAAAATATACTAATGAAGTACATACCATCCGTTTTACAAATAACAGGTACTTTGGTAATAGTTGCAGGTGTCGCAACAATTAACCCATTGATCGCGGTATTATTGTCAGGTGCATTTTTAGTTTTATTTGGAATTGCTTTGGAAAACAGAGGTAAATAATGCTAGGCCGATTGCTTAAAAGACAAATTCAATCATCTATGGTTTACACATCTTCCGGATATGTAGATTCTTTAGGTAGGGTTGGCCGATTCTTTGAAGGTAATTGGGCAGGTGCTTATGTAGATCAAAACACCGCTTTGGGAATCCCGGCAATTTATCGCGGCATAACTTTAATTAGTGATGCGATTGGTGCGCTTCCACTTTGTGCATATCGCAATAAGCGCGAAGTATTACCAACACCACAAATTTTAATGCGCCCAGTGCCAACTGAAACCCGGATGGAAACAATTAGCGCAATGGCGGCCGCTTTAATTATTCATGGTAACTATGTTGCAGTATTAGGTGAACCAGGTGCTAATGGATTGCCTGATTCAATTTATCCAGTATCACCCGATCGCGTACAAGTAAGTACTGACAAAGGCAGAATCATTTACAAGATTGATGAGCGTACTTACGATCAATCAGAGATTATGCACATTAAGAATTTTACTTTGCCAGGTGATTTAGTTGGTAAAGGTATATTGGCAGTTGCCAAGCAAGCATTGGGTAAAGAAATTGCAATCAATGAATACGCATCAAGATACTTTGATGGTGGCGTAAATCCAACAGCGGTTATTAAATCTGCAAACCCTGATTTATCACAAGAAGAAGCGGATGCACTAAAGAGCGCATGGATGGCAATGTACTCATCACGCAATAGATCACCAGTGGTTATGAACTCATCAACAGATTTTGAAGTACTAAGTTCTAACGCGGCTGAATCACAATTAGTAGAAGCACAAACAGCCGGGCTTACAGAAGCGGCAAACATTTTAGGTTTACCGCCTTACTTCTTAGGATCACCTAATTCAAGCCGCACCTATTCAAATGTAGTAGAAGAAAATCTACAATTGATTAAATGGTCAATCCAGCCAATAGCCGAAAGAATAGAAGCGGCATTTTCTGACCTACTTGTCCGGGGTCAAACAGCCGGGTTTAAATATGATTCATTATTAAAAACCGATACTGCAAGTAGATACAACGCTTATGCAACTGCATTATCTAATGGATTCTTAACTGTTGATGAAGTTAGAAGCTATGAAAACCTTGATCCTATGGATTATGAAGAAGGGGATGAAGTAGAAGGTGTAGATGATTCATTACAAAGTGATGTAGAAGATACAGTAGAGGATGATAATTATGTCTGATGAAAAAATGGAAAATAGAAATTACTCAGTAAATTTAGAGTTACGCGCCAATGGAGATGGCCGCACCATTTTTGGTATCGCCGTGCCTTACAACAAAGAACAGCGAATAACTAGCACAATGATTGAAGTATTTAGAAAAGGCGTGTTTGCAGAAGTCATTAAAGCACCGCACCGGGTCAAACTTCTTAGGGGTCATGGCGAAAACAATGTACTAGGCCGTGCCACATTACTTAGGGAAACCGAAGAAGGCTTATATGCAGAATTTAAAATATCAAAAACGCGTGAAGGTGATGAAGCGTTGGAATTAGTAAAAGATGGCGCATTAGATCAACTATCGGTTGGGTTTATGCCGATTAAAAATAAAAAGCGGCCTGATGGGGTTATGGAAAGAATCAAAGCACATTTGGCAGAAGTATCACTTGTAACCTTTGGTGCTTATGGCGAACTGGCCAGCATTACAGGTATGCGTGATGGCCAACCACAAATGACACCTAGACTAGATGAAGCAAGGAAGATATTAGATGCCATACAGCGTAGTAAGTAACCACCCTGAGTGTGAAGGGTATGCAGTTGTAAAAACTGATACCAATGAGCTAATGGGTTGCCACAAAATGCAATCCCAGGCTGAGGATCAATTGACCGCAATTAACATTTCAGAGTATGGTGAAAACCGATCTGAAAGCGTAGAGCAGGTAGAAGAAAAAACAAGATTTAACACTGCCCTACAAATACTAAAAGATTTAAAAAAAGAGATATAATTTTGTCAAGTCGTAGAACACCTAACCCCGATTACCGGCGCGTTACACCTTCTCACTAAAACAACTAACTAATAGGAGAAACATGTCTAATACTTTTCTAACTTCTCTCCGTGAGAAGCGCGAATCAAAGACATCTCTAATTCAGGCAACTTTAGATCGTGCCGCAGAAGAAGCACGCGATCTATCCGAAGTTGAGTTGGCTAATGTAGAAGCCCTTAACCTAGAAATTAAAAAGTTGGATGAGCGAATTGAGCAGATGTCCGATATTGAAATACGCAATCAAAAAGCCGCTGATCTAGCCGCTAAAGTTGATGCAAACATTGAGCCAAAGAAAGAGGCACGCGCCGGTGGCTTTATTGTTACCAGTGAGCAACTAACTTACTCAGAGAGATCAAGCAATGATTTCTTAACTGATGCACTAAAAGCACAATTTAAAACAGATGGTGAAGCTAGTGCGCGTATTGCACGCCATCAACAGGAAATGGCAATTGAAAAGCGTGCAGTTGGTACATCCAACTTTGCAGGCTTAGTAGTGCCACAATACCTAGTTGATCTATATGCACCATTAGCACGCGCCGGCCGCCCATTCGCGGATGCCGCACGCAAGCACCAACTCCCTACACAGGGCATGTCGGTTGTCATTAGTCGTATAAATACTGGAACTACAACAGCGTATCAAACATCACAGAACACAGCCGCAGTATCACAAGATATTGCAGATAACACCCTAACTGTAAATGTAAATACAATTGCAGGACAACAATCAGTATCTAAGCAAGCATTACTACGCGGATACAACATTGAAGGAATTGTTCTAGGTGATTTGATCCGTGATTATCACACTAAGTTGGATAACTCACTTCTAAATGGATCAGGATCAAACGGACAACCATTAGGTCTATTAAATATGACCACTGGAGTTCTAGTAACTTACACAGCTACAACCGGTACAGTTGCAGGTCTATATCCAAAGATTGCTGATGCAATTCAACAAATCCAAAGCAATATCTATGTAAACCCAAATGCAGTAAT